TGACCATCTGGCAGCAGATGATGTTGTTGCACAAAATGGCGACCAAGAGATTACAAAGGCTCAGGTGCGAAAGGTTTTGCGAGATTCCCAAAAATCCCGTAAGACGTTTTTGCCTGCACGATTGCAAGACTTACAAGCCAAAGAGCAACGCGCCAATGCAAAAGCGCAGTTTTCTGAAGCTATTAAGTCCGAGCTTTCTTGGATTGATGGAGAGGATAATGATGTGCGAAAGCAGTTTGAATCCCTTCGCGAAAGCCCCCTAATTAAAGAGGCCGTAGAGAAGGTGCCTGAGCTGGAGCCTTATATGGAATACATGATAGCTCACGCTACTAATTCCATTTATAATCGTAAGCCAGTTAATCAGACAAAGCCCAGCGCAAGGATTACTCCTCCGTCCATCTCGATTAGTTCCACTGCTCAAAGCGAGCAGCCAGAACCTCGCGCTGCTAAAGCAGTGAAAGACGTCCAACAACGATTCTCAACTTCAGGTGCTACACAGGACTTTATAGCTCTCCGCACTCTTCAACACTCTAAGCGTAAATAATTTTACTTTATAATCATGGCTTTTTCAAATACCTACGACACCACTAATCCTGGTTCTGGGGTCTCCAATCGTGAAGACCTCACCGACATCCTGACGATCCTCGCTCCCGAGGAGACTCCTGTTCTCTCGTCCGCTCCCAAAAGCAAGGCAACCGCCACCTTCGTTGAATGGACGGTTGATTCGCTGGCTGCTCCCGTTACCACGGGTGTTGCCGAGGGTTCTGACGTTTCCGCGTTTACCGACAAGTTTAGTGGCCGCGCCCGTCTCGGCAACTACGTGCAAAAGTTCCGCCGTGACTTCATGGTTTCGGACCTGCAGGATGCCGTTGAGTCCGTTGGACCGGCTAAGATTGCTGAGGCCGAAGCTAAGTCTGCCCGCGAACTGAAGCGTGACGTGGAGGCTACCCTCTGCTCCACCAATGATCGCTCGGCTGAAGATGGTGCTGGCACCGTTTATGGACTGCGCGGTCTTGGTGACTGGATTGATTCGGCTGGTCCGACTGACGTTCCTGCTGCTTACCGCACCCCTGCGGATTCCATCCACAGCACCGGCTCTCTGACCGAAAGCGGCTTTAACGACCTCATCACGTCCATCTACCGGGTGACTGGCAGCACCAACAACCTCACCTTGGTTGCTGACACTGCTCTTCGTCGGGTTATTGCTGACTATGCTCGCACCTCTGGATCGACCAACTCGGTTTACCGTCAGGTTACCCAGGCTGCTGATTCCAAGACCATCAAACTCTCTGTTGAGATGTATGAGTCTGATCACGGTATGGTGAGCATTGTTAACATGAACCCCGACTGTGCCCCTGTCCCGTCGAACAAGGACACGGGTTACCTCATCAATCCTGACTACTACGGCGTTGCCGAGTTGATCGGTCTTGGCTCGACCCGCCTTCCGAATCAAGGTGGCGGTGAGCGTGGTTACGTTGACACCACCCTGTCTCTGTTGGTGAAGCACCCTGGTGCTCACGGTAAGATTACCGCTATTGCGTAAATCTAACTACTAGACTTACATGTTATAATGGGGCTATCCTTCGGGGTAGCCCTATTATTATGCACTTAATTACGTCATTTCCCAAGTATCACGACGGAGAAATTAATCGCGCCTTGATGCGTGAGCTTACTACAGGGCTAGAGTTTAAGAAAGAAATTGAACGCTCTAAGGAGGCGCAGGCCGCGGAACAAGCAAAGGAGCTAATAAATCAAAGAGAGGTGCCGGGCTTGGGTCGTTGCATTGGAGTAATTCCTGAGTGGGAGTTTTTCCGTATGCAGCAAAAATACGGAGCCAAAGAGGTTCATTCTAAGGAGTTTATGAAGTATTATCAAAAGAAGTTCCCACATCTTTCTCCTAACAAGATATGACCAATCGGACGTATAGTGATCTCTACTCCTTAATTAGCTCGCTTTCTGGGGTAAGCAACTTTAACCCTAGCGAAAAAGGAAGCATCCTTAACTTTGTTAATCGTAGGGGGTATCAAGCCTATCGACAAAACAAAGTTTGGCCGCGCTACATTGTGGGTGCACAGGCCCGACCAGCGGTTAACAATGTTATTGCAACTACTTTTACGCCTACGCAATATACTATTCAAGCGGCGTCTCGCTCTGGCACGATAGTTACAATTAGGTGCAATACGACTGTTAATTTTGCCGAGGGCATGTATGTTACTGTTGCCGATCTAGATGCATCTGCAAATGGCAGTCATCAAGTTTTGTCAATTAGCACCGGATCGGTGGACAACGACACGTTTACCTATGAGCTTTCCAGCGGAAGTGGTTCCCAAACCTATACTCCATCTGGAACAGTGATTGCTAATAGTGTTCCAGACATTGATAGCTTTAACCGTATTTGGAGCAGCAACCCCTTAAACATCAACTCTGCTATTGAGTATGAGTTTTGGGTTGATAGCGACGGTGCTAATGTAATACACAACAACACAGAACTTGGCGGATTTTGGGTGGGTTATTTGAAAAAGTGGGAAGGCCCATATTCGGATTCATCCACTAACATTCCCTCGGAGTTTTTTGAATACATAGCGCACGCAGCGTATGCAGACTTTTTGCGTATGGATGGTCAAATTGACAAGGCCATTGCTGAAGAAAATGTAGCGCAGCAATACCTTTTGATAGAATTGGATAAAGCAGAAACCCAGAGAAACAATAACGCTTTATATCGTCGAATTTCAACTTACGTTTCTCGCCAATCTCGTTAATACTATGCCTAATACTTTTTCAGTTAATCTTTATCCTGTTCCAACTGAAGGTGGAACGGATGAACGTTTAGTAGTTTCTTCAACCGTTGTTGGGTTTGCAACAACTTGGTATGACGAAAATACGAAGTTTGTTTATATTGATGTTCAGGGTACCGGGACCAATGACATTATGGTTACCTTCGATGGGTCAGACCCCTCTGCGACTAACGGCCATAGGTTTGTGTCTGGATTCCAAGGCTTTTGGTCTGCTCGCCAGGCCGATTCGGCTAAGATGTTCCACGGTGGCGGATCAATTATGGCCGTGCAGGCTTCACCCTTTACTGTTTAATCCTATGCCTAACGCAAGAATTGTTAATACGCCTTCTCAGGCAATCCCCCAGAATACCACCACCCACCGGCAGAACACAATTAGTTCTACGGCGGAGCAGGTGTTGGATTGGACACTAAACTCTGGAACGACGCATGTGCTTGTTCAGGTTAATGATGCTACAATTCGTGTAACGATGGATGGCACCACCGATCCTACTGCTTCACTTGGCTATCGTATGCCCGCAGGAAGTTCTGTTTATTGGACGCGGGAGATGGTTTCCAAGGTTAAGGCTATTCGCGAAGCAAGCACGGATGCTGTGCTTGAAATGCAAGAGTTGAACTATTTGTAAAATGGACGTTTTTAAGACCCTCATTCTGGATACACCAGACTCCCTGAATAATATTAGTGGCATATTGCCTATTGTTAATGGTGGAACGGGGGCTGACAATGCGTCTGATGCCCGAGACAACCTTGGTCTTGGCACGATGTCCACGCAAAACGCCAACGTTGTTGCGATAACCGGCGGCACGATTGACGGCACGACGATTGGTGGCAGCACGCCTGCCGCTGGCACGTTTACTCAGGTCAATTCGAGCGGGGCAGTCATTGCGACGGGTGCTGGCTCGTTTGGCGACGACACGGACATCACTGGCGACCTCGATGTGACGGGGGCTGGCACCTTTACCAACTCAGCCAATGACGCCGGATCGGTTGCGATGCTTCTTCAAAACTCGGACGGCAATGCCGGTATCGGTAGTCGCTTAGGTTGGCGGTTAGACAATCTCGCGAACGACTGGGGATACATTAACGTAAATCGGGTTGGTGCAGGCGCAACGGCTCAAATGGATTTTGCCGTCAACAACGCAGCATACACTGGTTCGCCTTCTGTCGCGATGACAGTCCTCGGCTCTGGCAACGTCGGCATCGGGACGACGGCACCATCCACCTTCCGCACAAAGGTGCTGGAGGTAGCGGATGCCAACAATGCGGGGATCGTCGTCAACGGGGACGCGACCAATGCCTTTGCCTCTCTTCGCCTTACCAACAGTGGGACTAGCGGTTGGGATCTGAACTACAATTTCCCCAATGCGGGTGATCTCGGCTTCTTCGACATCGGTGCGGCTGATACTCGGATGACGCTTACCTCAGCTGGCAACGTCGGCGTGGGCACAACGGCACCAACCGCTAAATTTGTTGTGGCAGGCGGCGGAGCGGCTATCCAAGGAAATGGATTTCCTTCGACCGGCGCAGGATGGGAGTTCTATACCGACACTACCACGGGGTCTTGGGCGCAATCGTATAGTCGCACCAGCAGTGCGTGGCTCGATGCAAATTGGAATGCTTTGACGCACAAATACAGCACGTCCGGTGCGGAGCGTATGCGAATCACCTCTGCTGGCAACGTCGGCATCGGGACGACCTCTCCGGCATATCAGTTACAACTGAGCACGGACTCCGCTGCAAAGCCTTCGACGAATACTTGGACGATTGCGTCTGACGCTCGAATTAAGGACATCACTGGCGAATACACCAAAGGGCTCGACGCCGTGCTTGCACTGCGTCCCGTCACCTATCGCTACAACGGCAAAGCTGGCATGGTTGACGATGGCGAGGACAAGATTTCCATTATCGCACAGGAAGCAATCAACGCTTTCCCCGAGTGTGTTGGCAGCTACATGATCAAGCTAAATGAAGATGACGAGGAGGAAACCGAAGTGCTCAACTGGAACGGTCACGCCCTAACCTTTGCTCTAGTAAACTCGATCAAGGAACTCACGGCCCGTCTTGAGGCGTTGGAAAATAACTAATTGACAACCACCGTTAAGTTGAGTTGTAAATTGTTTGTATGACTATTCAAGAAAAACTCAATCAACTATACATTGCCACACGCATTGCCGCACTAAGCGCGGACCAGCACGCAGCCTTGCAGCAGCATGCAAAGGATATTTTAGAGGCCCTTAAAGAGCCAGAACCTGAAACCGAAGAATAAAATGCCATACGGAAAAGGAACATACGGAAACAAGGTTGGTCGCCCATCCAAGGCCGCAAAGGCCAAGGGTAAAAAGCGAGCAATGCCTAGAAAAAAATGTAAGTGAGTGATTGTAAACATGTGTTAAAATAACTCATGTTTACGTTTCTTTCTAGTGCTGCTGGCGGGTCTATTTTGGGCGGCATTCTTTCAATCGTCCAAAGGGTGGTAGATGCAAAGTCTAAGGCTTGGGAAACTGAGCTTGAGATTAAAAAGATGGAATCCATTTCCCGTCTTAAAGTCACTGAGGCAGAGTTTAAGAGTTTTGACTCAAGTCTTAAAAGCGACAATGGTTCTGTAGCCATGCCGGAAAACACTCCTTTGTGGGTAGTTTCTACGCGTGTAATGGTGGATGCCTTTAGGACGTTTACGCGACCGGGGCTAACATGGGCTATGGTTATTTCTCTGATTCTGTTTATTGCCGCAGGATTTGTAGGGGAGGCCGCAGTTGCCATGATTCTGGGTGACTTTGTATTTGCCACATCAACAGCAGTAATGTGGTGGTTTGGATCACGTCCATTGCAAAGGACCGCCAAGTGATTCAGCTATTTGATACTATCAGGATTGGCTTCCTGAACACCCTTAGCTGGACATCGACCCTTGCAGTCCTTCAACTGACTGCAGACTTTTTGCAAATAGCTGCGTTGCTTGGATCAATCACGGTTAGTATCTTTTCTGTCCGTTGGATTATGAAGCAGTCTCAAAACCTTGATAAACTCAACAAGGAGAAGAACGCCAATAAGGCCAAATAAAGCCATTTTAAGGCGATACCTATACCAATGCCTAAGAACCCTAGAGATTTGCCCTGTAATAGCCCTAGAAGGGAAGTTAAGGGCGGTAAGAAGTTTGTCGTCAAGGCCTGTCAGGGCGGAAAAGAGAAAGTGGTGCGTTTTGGCGATGCCAATATGACCATTAAGAAGAGCCAGCCAGCTCGCAAAAAAAGCTATTGTGCTCGATCTGGTGGCATTAAGGGCAAAAGCAACAAGCTGTCCGCCAACTATTGGAGTCGGCGTGCCTGGAACTGTTAACAAAATGCCTGCTAAAAAATCTACCGTAAACTCTGCTGGCGTATATACAAAGCCAACAATGCGTAAACGGCTGTTTCAGTCGATTAAGTCTGGCGGCAAGGGTGGACGCCCAGGCCAGTGGTCGGCTCGTAAGGCCCAAATGCTAGCTAAGCAATACAAAGCCAAGGGCGGCGGATATAAAACCTCTCGATGAAAGCACAGCAAAAGAGTCTTGCCGACTGGACAAAACAGAAGTGGCGCACCAACTCGGGAAAGCCCAGCCTTAAAACCGGAGAACGGTATTTGCCAGAAGCCGCATGGAAGTCTTTGACCTCCGCAGAAAAGGCCGCAACCAATAGGGCCAAGCGCAAAGGCATGAAGAAGGGCAAACAGTTTGTTAAGCAGCCCAAGTCTATTGCTAAGAAAACGGCTAAATACCGGAAGTAGCCCTTGTGGCATAGGCTATACTAAATGAATGCCTCGGTATAGCAATTATGGCTCCCTTGATAACCCCATCGTTGATGAGGGAGACTTTTCGTTTTCTCGAATAAACGCACGGCTCCGGCCCGATCAGCTCAGTCCATCCGAGGTGGCTATGTCCTCTAACGGACGTATGGACATTAATGGGGCGTGGCAAACCCGCAAGGGCCACCAGCACTTTGGGTCTTCGCTTGTTACTGATGCGCTGGCCCTTACTTTGCCATTCACCCTTAATGACGCTGCCCCGCCCGTCCTTGATGATGATGTTGTTAACGCCGCATATGGTTCGTGCTTGTTTTCCGACCCATCATCCAACAACGAGGAGTATATTGCGATTGCGGCAAACTCAAAAGTTTTTCTTGTAAACCTTACTACTGGAGCCACCACTGAAATTGCCTACCCCTTAGGCATTTCTATTTCGTCAAAGGTGAGTATGCTTCAAGCCTTTAATTATATCTTTATTTTTAGAGATGGCGAAACGGCTTTGCAGTGGGATGGAGACCTGACTGGAACTCCAGCGTTTGAGCTAGTGGACAACGGCGATTATACTCAGCCTTCGGTGTATAGCACTTCTGGGAACACGGAAATTGCAAATGGAGTGGTTACAGTTACAGAGTCCGTCCACGATATTGTAGAGAACGATTTAGTTAAGATTATTTCTCGCGGCGACACTAACCTCAACGAGCTATCTGAGTATCGGGTGTTTGAGGTTGATGAGGATGATCCTACTAAGTTTAGGTTTTATGCTGACGCGGACGACATTACTGGTGCGTCGGTGGTTTTAAGCAAACCAATGTCTGTAGGTGGCGGGTTTTCCCATATGCCTGCGCCGCCGTGGGCTATTTATCACCAGCGTAGGTTGTGGATGCCATTCCTTTATACGACATCAGGAACCGCTGGGTCTCCCACAATTACGAATCGAGGCATTACGGACGAGATTATTGCTTCCGATATTCTAGATCAAAACACCTACGATCAGATTTACGGGAACTATCGCATTGCATCCGGTGGTGCAGATCGTGTCGTGGCAATCCAACCCTTTTCTGAAGACAA